TTCCCTGCCAATCCGATAGCGATTTTCAAACTCCTGCTGCTTAATGCGATCTTCCCGATCCTGAGCTGCCACCATGTCAGCAGTTCGCCCACGAGCCTCCTGCCTGTAGCGATCGTACATCGAAAGAGCTTGATTGAATTGAGCATTATTCGCAGCAAGCTCCAAAGACTTTTGGCGTTGCTCTATCTGTCGCTGTCGCTGCAAAGCTTCGGCAGTAGCTTGGCCACTGCGACGAGTAGCACTACTGATGTTCGAGGCAAAGTTTGCCCCACCTAGCATGCCAGGGCTAGCGTTGTGAGCGATTGTGATTGCCATTGGGGTATCCCCTTATATTTCTTCGTACAGCGACTCTAGTGTCACAGAGATATTGTAAGTGCCGCTTCCTGAAAGCAATGTCCAGCCGAATCTCGTGAGACCTGCTCCATTAACTTGGCCGCTGTGACTGAAAGTTTCTACTCGAGACTCAGGAAGAGACCATAGGCTCGTTCCAGTTTCTTGAGTGTCCACGTTCCACCTAACAACTAAATTTTCATACTTTCCGTTACCTGCGGAATACGTACCACTGTTTGTAGAGGAACTGAACTCAACTTCTGGCCCGTCAAAATCTTTTTCCACAGACAATTGAGCTGTTAAATCAAAAGCGATAACAGGGCTTCCAGCGCGAATCGCGTCCGCTCTTTGCAAAGCGGCATAATAGTGGGAGCCGGGGGGATCATGAGGTGAAATCCGTCTTTGACCAAGAGGGAGTATCTGTCGACTACCCGTGATTTTGACTATTGGCTGCTGAGTAGCTGTTACTGCATGAGTAGTTCCAAAAGGATCTAGGAAAGTCCATTGGCTTTGATTAGGAGACATAGAGAGCGAATTGATCGTGATGTAATCAGTTCGTCTCCAATCAACACGAGTGGGACTAATTACAACGTCAGCCTGCCTCTCCTTAAACCGAGCTCTGACCCGAAATAAGTCTGCGACTCCTAAGCTGCTAAAAGCCACATCGGGGAGCGTGACAACAATCGGCTCATATAGATTGGCATCTACAAAAATCGTTGTACCAAGCTGCGATGCAAAGGACGCATTTGTCGGTTCGTCGTTATATTCAAACTCTAATTCAATGCGATCATCTGGATTGGAGCTTACATATGTTGCACCATTACGCAGAGATTCCAGCTCGAACGCGATCTGCACGGAGCCACCACTATCAATAACATCTTCGCCCTCTGTGTAATTCTCTAGTCTCAGGCTGTACGCCCCAAGATCTCCCAGGGCTGCTAGAGGCGACCTAAGGACAGCCCCCAGGTTTGATCGAATCAACGAGCGATTGAGTGTCAACGAACTACTCCACAACGGCCCAAGTTCTTGCACCCACATTTAGGTCAGCCCATTCGATAGGTAGACCGTCGGCATCTGTATAGCCTGTGCTATCGTTCCCCTGCCCAATTTGCACTCTAGCTACTGACACAGTGTCACCAACAAAGTAGTCGGGAGTAATCGCCTGTGTTTCAGCGACGTAAGTTCCCGACACCTGCCCCGAAGCCTGCCTTACTCCTGCTTCCGAGTAGACGTAGTTCACCACCAGACCGTTGAAGTCAACTGACTTACCGTCAAAAGGCGAACGCTGCAAAAGAAAAGGCTTTGCAACTGCCGCAGTGATCTGTTCTCCAGCAAGTGGATCAAATCCTTCGCAAACGAGGTAGTCATCGAATTCTTCGACGAGAGTGAAAAATGCAATGCGACCAACACTTGCCTCGTCCGCAAGCGGCTCGTACTTCCCTGTTAGCGGATTGAAGGGTGGAGGATTCCTAAACCCCTTATAGGCTCCGCGTTTTACTCGTCGCCGTGGAAACGGCGGCCCGAGAGAATTCCCGCCTGTGTCGATACCCATCGATACCTCCCTAAGCAGATTGCCAAGTAGCTGCCCCTGTTTCGGCTAGGGAAGCTGTGAGCTGCGCGAGTGAACCAAGATCTGGGTAGCTGTCCGTTCGACGTTCGACGAACCCAAACAAGCCAGTCAGAATGCGATTTCGCTCATTGAGCTGGTATGCAAGAAAATCCTGTTGACGATTTGTCAGCCCCATCTGCGAGTCGATAATGCCAACTCGCATCCTCAACGATGCTAGGTAGATTTCGTTCTTCCGTAGCGTGATGTCTGCCAACAGCCGTTGCTCACGCTCTGAAACTTCCGTCAGTGCGACCTGCCGCCGCTCTTCAATACCTGCGTTGATTCCAGATGTGAGTGCCGAGGAATACAGCCCACGATCTACCAAGCTTTGATCACTTTGCGATTGCTGCGCGTCAAACGCTTCGTTCACGCGAGTTCGATCCGCGTTAAGCGAAGCTGTGAGCCCTGTTAAATCAGACTGTATCTCGCTGAATTGCGCTTTGTAGTCCGTCTCCAGCTCGTCGAGAGTGGCAAGGTAAACAGTGACTCGGTTGTCGAGCTCCGTCTTGGCTTCAGTTAAATGCGTCTGTGACTTATCGAGCATTTCAGTCCAGATCCGCACAACATCTTCGTACCGCTTGTCGTTGGCATCACGACCTTCGTTGTAAGACTCGGTAAAGTCCTGTAAAAGCTCTTGCAATACGTTCCAGTTTTGGATCGTCGTCCGGCGCAAGTTGTACTTGGTAACAGCCGTGGCCGCACTGCTTCCACTTTCATACGTCGACAACACTTCCCAGCCTTGCGCAAGCATCCAAGGAAGTGCCTCCTCTTCGATACCCGACACGACGTTCGCCAGATACCAATTCTCCATCGTTGGGATGGATTTATTCGCAGGCGTTATGTCTTGAAATTCTGGATTGATGTCTGACATTTTTCCCTCAAATCTATTGATATGATGTCAGTAGCCTCTGCTACCCAACGAAGCAAAGCCCATAAGGTGTACTTGCAGTATTGGATGACAGATTGAGTGTGTTCGCGTCCGCAGATCCAGTAGAAACATCATATGGAGTGCTGAGCGTGTAGCGGGTGATTACGCTAGTGTCACCATTGATGACAAACAGCTTGGTGCCATTGGCATTGATCCAGAGCCCCGTTGGATTCGTTGCGGCTAGCGTCTTAGAGTCGTACGAAGTCGTCGTGATGTCCCATGCAGAGCTGAGCGTGTACTGGTAAATAATGTCGCCGCTAGTTGAGGAATCATCGCCAACATACATCTTGGTTCCTGATGTGTTGAAGCAAAGACTCGAATGGCTAATCACCTGAGAGCTTGTGTCGAAAAAGGACTGTGATCCAGTAAAAAGGCCATAAGCTGAGCCCGTTGCCCAGCTACTAACTCGGTCTCTATCGTCCCCGCACATAAAAACCTTATTGCCGTTGTCCCCATAAAAAATACCCCTCAAGTTTTGCTCAGAAACAATGCTCCATGATGTACTAAAGGACAAAGTGGATAGATTGTGTGCTGACATCGTGTACGTTCGCTGGCGATTGCTACTAGACGAGCCTGTATCCCATGCCGTAGAAACCTTTGTTCCTGTCGGATCAACATAAACACCAGTAAGACCTGAAGACGATGCGCTTGTTTTTTCGGCGTAGCTTGCCGTACTCAAGTCATCTATGTCTGTCATGTCATACTTGAGAATGTCACCGTCGTATTCGCCAACGTAGAGATACTTGCCGTCTCCACTGCTAGCCTTCTTCCTTGCGACCGCCGCCAAGTGATGATGCAACATTACGCGCCTCCATCTGTCCACCCATTAGTCGCGGCGTACCAGCCAACCGACGAGTGGTAAGTCAAAACGGCCATGTCGCCCGAAGCGCTTCCGTTAGTAATCTTGTCACCGTCATCAAGTGCAACACCATCGAGGTAGATCAAGTCCGAAGCGTTTGGATCGACACTTACCGCCACGTTGCCAATTGTCAGAATCGTTACTGACATTCCGTCAGCTACGGGCGGAAGCGTGATTGTCGCCGCTCCCGTCACATAAACGACATATCCGTTGCATTCTGCCGCTGTTAGCGTTTGATTTGCAGCATAGGAAGCCGTTTGAACCTTGTTCACATAGCTTCGCACTCGCGACATTGCAGACCGCTTTGCGTTGTTCGAGTCGCTGTTATCACCAACGACAACCTGATCTGTGTCAGCGAGATCCGCCCCAATATCTGATCCAGTTGCGAAATCGACATCGTTAACATCGCCATCCCATCCGGCCGCAGCCGCCGTCGTCGAAGTCCAGATAGCTGCACTCGCAGTGGCATCGACACAGATAAACGCTGTATCTGATGTCGTATTCACCCATGTAGAACCGACTGAATAACCTTGAGTGGTATCGTTCGTAGCAGTTGGATCTGCACTTGCTGCAAGATTGTTTTGCGTGCCTGCAACACTGTCGACGTAAGCTTTCACACTTTGCTGCGTTGGCACCTTCGTGGCAGAATCCGAAGCAAAGTTATCTTCGTCCAGCACCCAGCCATATGCAGAAACATCGGCAACCGCCACGATCTTGGCAAGAATGTAGCTCCAGACGCGGCTGAAAGAGCTCCTGCGATTTGCACCGCTTGCTCCATCGTCGACAATGATTAGATCGTTATCGGCTAAGTCAGCGGCAATGTCCGTTGCCCCGTCAATGTCCAAGTCAGCAATATCGCCGTCGTACACTGCTTGAGAGTCGACGTAGGCTTTCACGCTCTGCTGAGTTGGCACCTTCGTAGCAGAATCCGACGTCATCGCGTCTTCATCGACGACCCAGCCATGCGTAGAGACATCCGTAACGGCAATAAGCTTAGTGAGCGCGTATGTCCAAACCCGACTCAAAGCACTTTTGCGGTTGGTTCCACCAGCCCCGTCGTCAACGATAATCAAATCGCTGTCTACCAGAGCTGCACCAATGTCTGTGCCACCGTCGATGTCCAAACCTGTAATCGGAAGAGCTTCTGCTAACTCAGCAACAGCTTGCTCCGTCGCCAAAGATGTGTCTGCGGCGCCACCGGCTACCGTCCGCACAGTCGTGACAAGACTCAACCCTTCTTTAAGCGTTTTGTTTGCCGCGTCCCACTGTGGCACGTTGTTTTCCGTGCTCGCAATTGGCCCAAGAACATCGCCATTAGTGACATTGAAAAACGCTGACAGCGTGTCGGAGTCGACAAACTTTGCAGTGCCACCCTGCAATACAAAATACTTGTCATTAGCGGTCGTTGTTGTGACTTCGCTTAAACCATCAACGTAGGTCGCAAAGTCTGTGAATACTTGCGATTCGAAGTTCGTTAGCGTGATCGCTCTGGGACTGGTCCCGCTTCCGTACAAAATCAGATCACTCGCGCCCGGAGTGCCTGTTGTGAGACTCGTCAGGTCTAATACGTCTGCATTCGCAAGCGTCACAATGTCACTTAGAGCCAGCTCATACTTTGTGCCACTCCGGTCGACAATCAAGCTATCGCTAGCCTGTGCTGGAGCGCCATTGGCGGCTGCTGTGAAGCTATAGCCAATGACGTAATCAGACAACGCATTCAGATCAAACGTACCGGCTGTGCCACCACGCTCCACGATCAAAGCATCGCCGACGGTCGGCGTGACTACAGCTGAACCAGTTAGCTGGCCAATTACATAAGCTGACAATGTGTCAGTAGTGAAGTGCGCAGGAGTTGTGCTTTCAAGGACAGGAATGCGTTCGGCACCATCAGCACTATCCAAAGCTAAACCCGCAACCCAAGTTGCCCAAGGGATGTCTGCCATTGCTATCTCCATCTGCCTGCTGTTGAAACCTGAGCTGTGACGCCTTCTAAAGCCCACTGGTTAGAAGACTCAAGCCAAAGCACTGCCCACATGCCCCTCACTCTCGGCCGAACCGTTGTTGAGCGATTCGCCTGCCAAGTCCCTGAAGCTTTGACATAACTCGAGAAGTCGCCACCAGACTGCGCAAGTTCAATCGCCGCTTTGCCATTATCTGTGGCCTCGTCGGCTGAGTCGCCCACGATTAAGTACCAAGTAACCTCACCGCTGTCCTCACCAAGGATTCCATGCAGGTAGTTCACAAGCCCGTAGAAGTCTAATGAGCCAAGTTTGACCGGACCCAACAAAACATGACTTTCTATCGCGGTCCCATCATCATCCGTACCTTCAGCCGTCCGAATGAAACCATCGCCGCCGGCAAGCAACAGCTTTCCCTGGTGCTGACACGATGCCAGTGGTGACATTTGATCCGGCAGCTGCATCGGCCAGAAACCCTGTGACGATTGCTCAAACAACCAATGAGTATCGCTACCAGCCGCAGTTCGCAGGTAAATGTGAAAAGCGTTTCGATCGAAGTCGTAGTCGAGCGTGACGGCTGTTGTGCTAGTATCGATGCCCCTAAGCTCGTCGGGAACACTTTGCTGTCCGACAGCCTCAAGAGCTGATCCGTTGGATTGCATTCGATACGGCCCTTCCTCACTCAGGAAGAAAATGGTGTCGTCTGTCTTCACCCAAGCCTTTGCGCTGATGATGCCAACATTCTGTGAGATCCTCTCTAATCTGCCAGTCACAGGATCACCCTGGACAATCCACAAGCTTCGGCGAGTCGCACAAATGAGATAGTCATCCTTGTGACTGATAACTGCTGTTACCTTATCGCCAGCCTCGTTGGCCAATGCCAGCTGGAAAGCAGTAGCTCGAGCTCCATCCTCGTAATGAGCTCCAAAATCCCAATCGGTGTAATCGCCAAGCCGCGAAGCATAGATCGCATTGTCCTGTCCGCTCAAAATCATCCTATTACGGTAGATCGCTCCAAAGGTCATCCCAACAGGTAAAGTGCCTTGTGATGCCACCAAATTATTTGTGTTGCCCGTCTTCGGATCGAACTCCACTATCGCCGTTGACGTGACGGCATAAACCTTCTGTTGGCCGACAATCAGAAACCCGTTTGGTGGCGCTGTGGCAGTGCTTGCTACTAACAAATCACCGCCAGGAGTCAGCAGTCGATCGCCACTAGGAGTTGTGAGATATGCTACCGGCGTACTATTGGTCCCGTTCTCTGTGACATTCAGAACGGAATCCGCTAACACGACCAGCAAATCTGACGTGCCATTCTCGCTACCTGTTGTTACCGAAACAATGTCAGCGATGGTCGTACCGTAGTCCGTGTTAGTGAACTTCGTTAAACCCGGCCGACTTCCGCCCCGAAGCCTTCGATCAAGCGTTCCCTCAGCACGAACATTGACTGCCCATGCGGTATGTGGCGGCGATTCATTGCTCAGCCTTCTATTAGCCGATCTCCGTTGAACACCACCAAGCGGAAACGGCAACTCAATGGCCTGAGTCGACATGCCTATGCCTCGATGATGGTGAGCTCAACGTCTACTGCTGCTGTGTCCGCAATGATGTAAGGGGCAGTCGCGGCAAGTTGAAACAGTGCGATCCCGCCAGCACGAACAGTGATAAGATTGTTTTCGCCAGTCCCAGGGCGAATGTGAACAGGATTGACGGAACTAAGATTTTTCATCAAACAGTACCCCGGTGCCGCAATGTCACCAAGTAGAAGCGGCTCCTCTGCGGTGCCTACCGTTTGTGTCAATTCAGTTTTCTTTGAACCAGCAACGTCCAGTTGAATTCCAGTGCCACGAACGTCAGCTTCGACACCGCCCTTAGAAAACTTGAGTGATGCCCCGATCGTCAATTCATTTGCCATGATGTCACCTGATTGGTTGTAGGCCAGTTTCAAGTGATTCTAATGACACGATGACACCTGCGTCATCCAAGAACTCGACTATTGGAAGTCTGTGTACCCCTCATAATCGACTGCATCCTGCACCCAGCCCAACCGCTTGCTATTCCCCTCTGTCAACCGGCTAGATGCGTCTCGGTTGTAACCAAGGTTGCCAGGGTTAATAAGCTGCTGATCGTAGCGAATAGCGTTATGCAGCTTCGTAAGAAATCTTTCCTCATGCCGTCGCTGCTTCTTCTTTAGCAGTATGTCCGCTTCTGCGCGACAAGCTTCAAGGTAAACATCAAAGTGAATGTCGCCACCATGAAGAAATGTCACCGTGTCACTAGCTTTCACGTTGTAGCGATAGTTGAGCGTGTAAGCACGCGATGGGATTGGCCAAAGCACGATTTGATAGCCCGACTCGGAATCTGCTTTTTGTCCGTAGCCTGCAAGCCGCGGATAGCCAGAACCCGAAACGTACTGCTGCAAATTCCTCCGAACCTCGTACTCACCTGTGATCTCAATATCCGGCCAAACTACATTATCTTCTGGCTCATACCACATCCGTTCCTCAGCAAAGCCACCAAAGTCCTGTGGAAGGTCGTATTCCGAAACGCCCTCCCGTAGAGGCAGCGTCGCTAACGGCGATAGAAAGCTCCACTTGTGAATGTCCGCTCTCCCTGGCAGAGGAGCAGGAACGAGAACACGATTCACGCCCTGTCGAACGATCTCGTCGACGAGTTCGATTTGCGTCGAGGTCCAAGCTAAAGCGTTTTGACCGTATCCTGCGTAAAGCCCGACCTGTCCCTTCAAACGGGCAAGATCATCCTTCGGCTTATTCCAAGTCGTAAGATCCGACGGAGCAGATTTTTTGTCTTGCTCGATCGATGCAGCTAGACGCTGCATAAACAACTGACGATCGCTAGTCTCCCCTGGTCGCTCTCGAGCTTCCGCAACAGCTAGACACGACTGCAAAAGCGTTTCGGCATGATGTGTCCCACCTAGCGGCCAAGGACGCTCTTTGCTCAGCTCTGGCGGCTGCACGGTATAACGTAGTGACACCGTGTCAGTTCCGTTTGGAATTGGATAGACAAGCAGCTCCCACTCTTGCGCCCCAGAGCCGTCACTTTCCTTAGGTCGGATTGCACCATATTCAGCTAAAGCGGTAGCTGGACGTGGCGGATCGTTTGCTTGGCTACCTGTTATCGTTATCGTTGTCATGACTAGCTAACCGTAAATTCCTCAGGATTCACAAAGTTCAAGCCTGCCTTTTCTTTCCACGAATAATACGTGCCAGCATCAAGTTGGAAAGTTACTTGGCCATTTGCTTTGGTGTACAGAGTACCTGCTATTACATTTACCCCTGCTTCATCGGTGCTAATCCAAACTGCGACATTATCTTCAGGTTGCCCAGCGACCGTTACCTCGATAGTTGCCGCTATCGCTCCTGGCCCGACGCTACCTCCGACGGTACTTATTTGAGCATCTAAGTTTGTCAGAACTTGTCTCAATGCTTTACCAACCGTACCGGCTGTGCCAGGGGAAGGAACGGAGTCTTCCATTCCTAATCCTCCACCTCCTGCACTCGGAGCGTTCTCTAGTGCATTCACCGTAAATTGCCAAACAAGACCGTCAGCAACAAGTGTTGAATCTAGCTTGTTAGTTACTTCAGAAAGTTCTGCAAGATTGTCCGCAGCAGCCCAGCCTGCACCTTTAATGTCTGTTAGGTGATTGACAATATCGGTCTGGTTAGCAGCGGTCGCATCACTTCCGCCAGTCAAAGCATTGGCGTCCACCTGATTGCTAACGGTAAATCTAAGTTGGTCAGTCTGCGACTTGATCAGGCCCACTTCGGTGTCAACAGTATCGACAGAAGATTGAGTTGCCAGCCCCGACACATCCGCTTTTGACGCATCGCGACTTGCTGTGTCGGTAGTCACTGCGTTTGTAACGGCCGAAACAGTCGTCACATTTGCAACTGTATCACTCGATGGATCAAAGTCGTTTAAGGCTGCGATGCTCGCGGCAGTAGCTAATGCACTAACATCTGCCTTGAAGGTGTCTTGCCTGCTCGAGGCAGTGAAGTATGTATAAATCGAGGCCGGATCGGTCCCACCAGTCACGGCGTTGGCATTCACATTTCCACCGCTAAAACTGAGCTGATCCGTCTGCGCCTTGATCTGTCCTACCTCGGTGTCAACAGTGTCGATCTTTGCCTCAACGACAGGCACAACCTTCAATTTATAAATGGCCTCCGTCCATGTAGTGCTGCTGCCAGTAACGCTGCCGTTCACTTTTACGAACAGTACGTCCCCTTCAGCTGGCGCAGGTGACAACGAAGGGAAACTAACCCTATAGTTGCCTGTGCCGAGCGGCGTGACCTGGGGCGCGGTTGAGAACCCATCTACTCGTGTAGTGGTAGTGTCTATTGACGCTGCGACATGCTGTCCGTTTTCGATAACATCTACCAAAATCTCAGGGTCGTCTCCGACGAACATTGTTTGTTCAAGTGCCATCGCGTTCTGCTACCTGTGGACTAAAGGATGTTGTTGCGACGAAGTACCCACGCTTGAAGTGCCGCCGCTCAGCAAGCTCGCATCGTCACTCAGCTCGGTGATAATTAGCGAGTGAGCCATAACCGAATTAGAGACGTCCGACCATGCTCCGCCGTTTGTCCTTGATTGCAATTGTGGTTGTAGGCCAGAGTGTCGTTGAAGTCGGTCTTCAGCATTCTCATGTACACCGATGTATTGTCGAATGTCTGATGTGGAAGTTGCTTTGCAATACGACCGGTAGTCTTCACCGGCACTTAGTTCAATTTCGTTGTTGAAAAAGATTGGCAGACTCGAACCGTTCTTGAACGTGCTAAATGTGAGTGTACTTGCTGAGCCAATCAAAGCGCCACTACTATCAAGAAAGCCAAACTCTCCGGTTCCTGGGTAGAGGCTTCCACCGAAAGTTCTAGTGACAAATCCTGCAATTTTGCATCCGAACGGCAGGTTCCAAAGTGCCGCGTATTCGTTTGGCGAGTCGGTGCTATTAAACGGTGAAGTGCCTCCGCTGTAATTGGTGTACCCTACTGTCGGATACACTTTGTCGCCATCGTCAAATTCAAGCGTGCATTTTCCCCCTCTAGCGCCTAATGACCAAGATGACCCGTTGTACTCCCAGTTCACTGTGTAAGCACCTCCATTGCCAAGAGAGCTTTCGGTCCAGCTTGCAAACCCTGTGGCGGGATTGCGGAACACTACAGCGAACGGAGTGTTTGTGTTCGGGATTACTGCTGCTGTGCCTAATGTTGCTATCTCATTTTGTGCAGCAGTCAGACCCACAGTGACCGACGCTCCGGTAGAAATAAGCGTTCCGGTAGGCTCTCCCGTTGTAGCGTTCAATGTCTCTACTGAAACTTCAATATCGCCTGCGGATGCTAAAGTTCTAACATCAAAATGAATCTTCGAAAGATTGCCAGCTTTGCCTACACCAGTTCCCCACGCATACGCCACAGCTAAATTTGCTGCGTTCAGGTTCATCTCATTAGTGACAGACCCTGAGTTCAGCAAATAGCCAGGATACCAATACGGCTGCAAGAGTCTTTGAAATGCCATTCTCTATCCTATCAGTGGGTGAGCGGTGTAAGACCCTGATCCACTCACTGTATTAACGAATGGTACTGCTCCACGATACCAGCTAGTTCCGTAGGGACTATATCCGCCAGTTTGGGCATTCCCAGCGTTAGTAAGTTCGAAGTAATTTGCTCTATTTGCAAACGTCGCAAGACCCGATTTAGCGAACGGTGAAGCTCCCACCGACTCAATTAAAGTGCTAATGTTTGCATGAGTATGTGTCAGCCCTCCTGGGCAGTCGTGGTAGGTAATACCAGCGAGGATCGCAGGAAGCGTATTGCCGTCAGTTTCCCTGAGAACGTAATTGTACCGCTCGAACACACTGTTTTTGATGACGCCTCCATGCGACCTTCGTGCCGGAGCGTAAATAGCTGCTCCTCCTCCAGCGTTCGTAGAACCGTAGAACGAGCAATTCATCACAGCGAGAGAGACTCCACCGGTAGGAATACTTATTGCCGTGCCAGAGTTGTAAAAAATGCAATGATCGAAGGACGAACCGATATATCCGTAAACGCTGCAAGCGTCTAAAAAACAGTTGTAGTATTTAGGGCCAGTTAGTGATCCAATCCCGTAAGTGCCTGTCATCCCATGCACATGTACGTTGTTGAAGATCGCATAATTATCTGCCAGCACTCCCCACTGGGAGGATGAACCAGAAAACTCCATATTGTGAAACTGCAAATAATCGTTGCCGTTGATGATAGATGCAGTTCCCGAGTCTCTCATGTAACCGTCGACAAACGAAACATAGTTCATCGATTGGCTACCCCAGCAAGACGTATTTGTTGCTGCGACAATCTCAAATTTTCCGCCGTCGTTTGCTGCGGCGTTATATCCGCGAAAAATGACTGGAGCAGAGTCGCTGTTGTTAGTTCCCCAAGAACCTCCGTTTAGCTGACCTGAAATTTCCGCAGTTAAATTGATAACTGTTCCAGACTTGATATTGAATTGCGTACCGTTTGTTTGCGCCGTTTCTGCTGCTAACGCCGATTCAAAATCTCCATACGGATCGTTGACACTGGTTCCAGTGCCACCCGATCCAATGGATTGATCTATGTAAACATTCTTGACGTTTGCTGCCGGCCCACTCATGCGCTAAAACTCCAAAGCCATCTGCTGAATAGCTGCTACCCAGTCCGCTGAGTTCGTATTTAGCGAATCAATTAGTGGTGCAATTTGCGAATTGTATTGCGCTATATATCGCCCTTCCAAATCGCCGACCGCATCGTAAAGCGCTCGCTCTGCTTCTTTCTCAGCCTGCTGCGTGTTGTACTCGTCGCGACAAGCAACAACATCTGCTTCGACTGTTCCCGCATAAGGCTTACCACCACCTAATGCTATTAGTGCATCAGCAGCGGCTTGCATTTCTGCCGGCAAATCTGCCATGACTTGAGCTACTTGAGAGCTTCTAGGGTAGGTGTCAGAAAGGATGCTTTCTCCACGTCCAAACACGTGGGAAATGTACCAGCCTGTTAGTTGTTTTAAGGTTGCATCTGTCATCGCGACATAATGGTCGATCAATGATCCAGATCGTTGACCTGTTACGGGATCTTCTACAACTAGACCATTCTCTTCGAGCACAATCTTGGAGTCAGCACACGGCATCGGTAATGCGGTCTGATTAGCAATGCTGTATGCAATTTCTGCATCGGAAAGCCCTTGTGCTTCTAGGGGCTGTACGTGGCTTAAGTAGTCAATCATTTGTTCACTTCTTTATTGGAAAAAACTAAGACTGATTGATTAGCACGCGGAGCTGCTCTTCCGCCACAATTGGCAAACGGCCCTGGCGTCCCTCTGCAACCAAATCACCTGTTCCGCCCGAAAAATCGCTAGGTAAGTCATAAACAGCTCGGCCGTCGGCGGTTTCGATTGTTGCGATTCGATTTAGCCACGACCACGAATGTGGAGCACGTTTGCGAATGTCCTTTACTTCTTCATCGGATACTGCCATCGCGTCATCTGTCTTGTCCTCTACCGCAGGCGGATGGCAAAACTGCTGATAGCCAGATTGCACAATGGAGTCGATGCGCCAGTATTGCGAGTGGTCCCACAGTGAAGGATTAGGATCTAGGCCAAGCCGCGACCCAACCTCACGCATTAGCCAAAGATATGAGCCATACTCTTCATTTTCAGCTGCTCTGATCTGCACCGTAAATCTCCTGATCCTTTGCAATCGCTGCCAGCATTGCCTGACGATACTTGTCCTCAAACTGACTCTGCACTTCTGGGTTCAGCATTTGATCGGCTTGGAAAAGACAAGAGTATCGAAGCGCCTGACTATTAGCCGCCGATCCTTCGTGCTCAGTATTCGACGTACTAAGCTCTTCGGGCTCAAACTCGTATTGATACGCAAGTGTCACAGGACTATTTGCAACAGGATGTAAAAGTAGCTCGTACCGCTGTTCACCTTGCTTTGGCCGGACAGCAAAATAAAGCGGTTCGCCGGATCGCACGTCGGAAGCCTTCAGACGCCGCAACTGCTCCTCTGTCACCTTTCGCAAAACAACACGCTCGTCACTTGCGAGCGTAAAACTTGACACAAGCCGAATGAATGCGTCCGGCAGTGTTGCCACATCGGTGATTGCCACCGTGTCAGTGACGCACAAAAACGACCACTTATGAGGCGGGATTCCTTCCAGCGTCGGCCAATAGAAACCGTGAGTACCGCTTTTGATAATGTCAGCCGCGTCAGTTATTTCGTCGGCCGACCAGTTGCTTGGATTTCGATCCCAACCAAGATGCCGACCGATGCTCCTTTGCAGCTCGTCGTACGTGATCTTCATTAGCTTGGCCTAATCCTTTGCGACACCGGACTTGGTATCTTTGAGAGACGCCCGTATCTCTAATACGAGCTCCTCAATATGACTCAGCTGAGTCCTGATCTCTGCGAGCTGCACATCATTACTATTCAGCTTTACCTGATGCTCGTCCAAAGTTGCGAGCACCTCGCTTATACGCTCGGAGTTCGCTGACACAGAAAAGTTGAGGCTAATGTAGGACCACATTCCGCTGGCTAACACTATTACCACCGCGGCTATTGCCCCGATGTTAGTCCTGATTGGCGTTTCACCCGTTAGCAACTTTTTAGTCTGTACCGCACGTGGATTCCCAGCAGCCTCACTTACGCCCATAGCTTGCATCTCTCCTACTGACACTGTGACAACTGCGTCACTTAGATACGAGTTACGGAAGCAGCTCGGTAACAGTCACAGTGATCGTGCCTGACACACCACTAGCGTCGATACCAAAGAATCCACCGCCTGTAAGATCAAACACCTTACTGGCAGTAGTTGTGGCCTGGAATGTAGTGGGATCGGTCGGGCTCGGCGTTGGGATGTCAATCATCTCATCCGCCTTGTCGCCATTCTTAAATGTCAATGTTCCCGCCGCGCCGGCACCATAGAACACAAAGACCTTGTGCGGGACTTGGTTGAGACGCAGATAACCATCGAAACTGTTACTCGTGATGATTAGCTTGTTGTCTTTTTCTAGTGCCATGCTGTCACCTGCGTTAGTACCTGAGATCCGATCGTTTTACGACGATCTCGTCGTCTTCACCATCGATGATGATCTTGGCTTGTTCGGGCTTTATGTTGCAGACGAAAACGGCATCCACCTTCTTACCTTCGTGGATGTACCAAACCGACTCGCCTTTCTTCACATGCCCCCAATTGAACTTTTTGTCCTCTTGAGGAACGTCGCTTTCGTCAAGCTCATCATCGCTACCAATGTCGCCAACTTCGAGCTCTGCTTCAACTTCGTTCTGCGCATTTAGCTCCTGATCGGAGGGCTCTCGGTCGGCAAAACGCGGGTTGCCACTTTCCTCTTCTTCTTCATCATCTGCCATGATGTCACTTGCGTCATCAGACAGATCAACGTCATCCGGCAAACGCACCTGATGCTCGTAGATTTCGTCAACATGTCCATCAATCTCAACAGCAAGCATCCCGCCATCGCTTTTGCCGGCGAACGTCCCACGTCGCTCCCACTCCCTGCCAATTCGCAGCTCAAGAGGTGTTCCATCTGGAACCTGACGCCAGTTGACTTTGCCCCTTTCATCAATCAGCTGCTCTTGTGGCGGCTGGTAATTTAGATACCTGAGCATTGCAACAATGGAATCGATGCCCATCGGACCACCGGCGTTGTAACGGTGAATGATCCGCATTCGAATGAAGTATTCTGTTCGAATGTCATCAGGAACGACGTTGACCCGCAGAATGTCCTGAATCATCTCCTCGTCTTGTTCAACCATCTCTCTCGGCATTACTATCGCTCCGTCTGTGCATAAAAAAATGGACTGCTACCCGATCAAGCTTAAAGTAGCAGCCCATTTCGATTCAAGCCACGGAGCGGCCGAATATTTATTTAGCGAAGATTAACCGCCTTGATAAGCAGCCCACAGATCCAGCTTCATGCTCTGCGGATCGTTGTTGGCCGACGCCTTAACAGCTGCACAAGCCGCCAACTTCGAAGTCGGGAATGCCGCTGACGCGATGTCACTTGCCGTCACGTAGGTCGATTGCTCGTCGTTGTCGACGAAAATCTTCAATCGCTCACTGGCCTTGGCTTTCGGATCGAAAACAAATCCCAAGTTGTAGTAGGTGTCAGCAGCCAGACCGTCTACTGACAAAACTTCAACCGCCGCCTGACCCGCAGCTCGGTAGACAAACTTAACCTTGTCGTTGTCATCCTCGCTGACAAAGAAACCAATCAGATTGGTGTCCGCCAAAGCATGGCCACTTGAATCCAAAATCACGCCATTGGCCTGTGCTCGCCCAGGAGCCACCATGCCAACAAAACGGCTTCCATTGCCATCAGTGACGCTTGGCAAAGAAACTCGAGCCTCAAAAATCAGAAGGCTGTCCGCTGCTGCACCGATCACACCGACGTTACCGCCAGTGATCAGAATGGTGTCGTGGTTGTCGCCGTCCGCAGCATCCGTGGACGTCAACAGCTCCATGACGCTTGGCTCCGTCGAAGAAGCGCGAACCGCCCCAGGCGTTGCATCAGCCTCGATGTAAGCAAACCCACCTTTGTCCGGTTGGATTTGCCCAGCCGCAGTTGTCGCCACACAGTTAGGCACTGAGGAAAAATCGTCTTCGTGAGACGCCCCAGGACCAGAACCGTCGGGAGACAAGTTCTTGTCGACAAGTCGGGACCAAAGTTCGCCGGAAAGCTTTTTTCCCCGCTGACTGGCTAAGGGCCCCATTAGTAAAGATTCAAACATGGCTTTTTCTCGTTAGACAGAAATTAAAACGGGGAAAGTGTCACCGTGTCAGTTGCGGATTACTTGGAGATAACGAAGGTGGCGCGACGGTTGTAGCAGATGTAGTTCATCCAAGTGTCGTAATGGATGGCCTTCACCGTATGCTGCGTGTTGCCGGGCGCTGGCATCGGCTGTGACCGACGCATGTTGCATCCAGTCTTCACAAACGGACGGAACACCTGCCAGTTCACACCGTAAATCGGCTCGGTCGTGTCGTCATCAAGGATTGGAACCCACTTCACGGGAACGCCACCAACGACAACCTCGTTCATGTAGCGAGCAACGTCTTTGCCGAGATTGTCATTGCGACTTTCAGCCAAAGCTTCCAGCTCTTCAAGCACTTCAAGGACCGAGTACATGCACCACATAGGAGCATTGCCGTAGCCAAGCTCTGGATGCTTAGCTGGATTCTTGAAGTGACATTTGCGAAGCGAACGCTTGATCTTCTTAACCAAGTCCTTGGTGGACACCTGGGTGTATCCCGCGGTCCAGTTCCGCCATCGCTTGTGTTTGGTAGAGTCAACATTGGCCGCTCCAGCAGCGAAACCTGCCGGATTGCCTCCGTTAAAGCCACCTTCGGGAGTCGTGGTTGGATCTTTTTGCAACCAGAACGGAATGCCCATTGGGGCTTTGTCGTCTGAGCTGCTAGGAGCACCCCAAAGGTTTTCTTCGTTCAGCTCGGCCATGTCCGACATGGCGGCATGTTCGCGGGCTGCGAGAACGCTGATGATCTCGTTCTTGCCACGCTGAAACAGATCCTCGTCAACATCATAGATCCAGTTGACGGTTTGCTTTGTCCAACCCACAGACGCAGGAATCGTCAGGTCGACAGCCTTGGCGTAGTCTTGAGCAAACAAGCCAGTGTTTCGGGCTGTGCCAGTATTTCGTGTCTTTAGCCTGAAGCTAATATCTGGACCGCCCTGCTCCTGAACCGCCTTCTCGGTAATCAGGGATGACGCGATGTAGTCTTGAAACTCAAGTGAAATATCGGTCCAGCGGTTTCTCTTAAATTCCGACAGCGTGTTAGTCACGAAGTCGTGTACTTGGTCTGGAGTGAGCATGTCTCGCTTGCCCTTGGCTAGTTTGCTTGATCTAGGAAAGAGCGTTTTGCTGATGCGGATGACATTGCGTCACCCGCACCATATTTCGTCAATTTCGCGATTTTGGTATGAACTCTCAACCACGAATTTTTGAGACAGGCTATTCCATGCCGTTCTCTCGCTGCATGCGGTTCCACAAAGCTTTAATTTTGGGGCTGTTGGCGATTGCTTTTACCTCGTCTTCGCCGTTGTCGTAACGTGTACGCGAAGGCTGCGCACCAGCGTTCTGCCCACGGTTAGCACCACGTGCCGGTCGACGTTTCCGAGACTGCTTTTCAACCTTAACCGGGTCAGCCTTGCGGCCTACTTCACCAAAGGTAGCTCGCACTGCTCGTTGAATCAAAGCGTTCTCTGGAATTGACTGTCCCTCAGGCAGGCTGTCTTTGATCAACAGCATGTTCTCGTAGACTGCCCTACGGTTTGCTGCAAACGATGGGTTCAAGTCAACAAGAGAGCCGTCTTTGACCGCAGTGCCGAACAGGGTCTTATCCAAACCGTCCAAGTGTTGCTCAAACTTCATCACTTCGGCCTGAGCAGCTTTTTCATCAGCAGCCTTCTGGTCCTTTGCCATCCTCTCGAGGTTAGCGTTGTGGACCTCAGCCATGCGGATCGAAAACTCGTCGTAAGGGTTTTCTGTTTCCGCTTTCATTGCCTCGATGTCGAACGGCTCAAAAGTGTTTAGGCTTTTGCTTGTTGACTCTGTGTCAGTAGCCGGAGCCTCACTCTTCGGTTCCTGCGATACTGGCGCACGCTGGCGGATTGCCAGATCAACCGCTCGGCCAAACCGCTCTAGCTCTTCCATGCTGCCGAATTCAGCTACAGCCTTTTCGTCGAGGTTGTACGACGCCCCAAATTCCTTAGCTTCATCAGTGATCCAAGAGGTGTCTGGCTTCTCATCGGCTTGTGCCGCCGTGTCACCTGTGTCCGAAGAAGACGATGCAGATTCAATGTCGCCATCCCGCACTTTCTCGTAATAGTCGCGGTCGTCCTCATCGAATGAAGTGTCAATGGAACCTACGTCATCGCCAGCATCGTCGTACGCATCATCAAAGCTGCCGCCGTCGTCAGCAAGATCCTCTTGGACTGGGGCAATGTCCGTCCGGCCAGACACTTCTCTGGCAAATTTCTTCTGGGCTGCTGTGAGTTGTATGGTCGTTGCCATTATTCTTGCTCCGTCACTAAGTTCTGGCCCGTGCCGTGGATTCGTCTAACCAAGGCTTGAGCCGCTCCAATTTGCGCAGGACTCAACATGGCCCCGCTTCCGTTTTTCGAACTGCGATCAACAACTTTGCGATGTTTCATGTACCGCTTCTTTGCAGCGTGATCGGCGAAATGCACTTGGTAAAACGATGGCTCATCTGGATCTGGCTTAAACTCGATGCCTCGATGTTCGTCCCGATACTTTTCTGCGTCAGCTTTTTTCTCGGCTAACTCTAGCTCAGTGAAGCCAAGATTGTCGGAAGGTTCGGGCCTCTGAATTAGCTTTTCTGTGCTCTTAGACCTCTTTACAGATCCGATGTTTACCCTGCGAGCAAGGCGACCATCAGGCAGCTCGTAAAAAGCCCCGGCCTCGAAAGCTTGTTCCGCTGGCACAACGATAATCTCGCCGTCATCTGTCTTGTACTCTGCCACTACGTCATACCTCCTGGGGTTTGTGCTCCAGCCATCGCGGCTTGGTTCATCATCTTGGCCGACTCGCCCATTGGATTGCGATCAGCCGCCGATACGTTGGTCCGCACGTAGTTCCTCGTACTTGTAGGAGCCTTTCGCGGGATTTCTGCGACCGGCTTTTGTGACATCATGTCACTTGCGGGTATGCCTTGGAACTGAATGATGTGATTCAGCTCAGGCAAATTCATCAGTTTTGAGTAAGTCTTGGCCAGCTCAAACATGTCAATCGCGCCGCCCTGCTGCTGCAAGAACGGCATCATCGGAATAAACACGTTCTGCACCACACTGTTAATCGCTTCCAGCTTCTTCCCTGGCGACTGGTAAGCCATCGAAAAAACATCGACCTCAAAGTTGTAATCTAAGAACTTGCCTTCCCGATCTCCCGGCCTCCACATGTCCGAAGGAACAATGTCAGTTCCCTCGATCGGGATTTGAAGCGACATCTCCATGAACTCATCTTGCCACAGCATGACGCCTAAAGCCTTTATCAAGCGGTTGGTAGCTGCAACGACTTTGTTCCGCATCGTGTCCATCTTGCTCGACACCGCGTTATTGATCATCTGGTCCTGGCCAACTGTCCCCGTTTGAGCGCCCAAACCAGCCATAGCCGACAGGTTGCCGGCCATTCGATCGAAGCTTTCTTGAGCACCAATGAGAAACGAGTAACTTCCAGCGTCCACGCCGCCAAACTGCATCACGTTTACGTCGGACGGATCGGTCACGTTTATCATGTCGCCATCGTCAGCCAAGCGAACTTTCTTAGCTGCTCCCGCACCAGCATTCGTGTACGTCGTGACAGTCTTCTGGCGACGTGCTTGCTTAGATGCCTTTCGCCACATGTCGTTGACTAACGTATCAAGCATTTGAAGGTTAGACGCTGGCGAACTCGGCATGATGTTTTCTGACACATCGCCTAAACCGAGAAGGTGATACGGCCCATGCTCGTTGCCCGTCCACTCCTCCACAGCGATCGGCTCACCGTAGTGAATCTGGAATTGCCGACGCGAGTGAACCACGAACGTCTTGATTACCCCTTCCTCAGGTAGCCATATGTCCGCCAAGTCGATCATGTCCTGATACTCGTCACGATCGGTATCCGTCCCCCGTGACATCGTGTCAACACGATCGGCATCATCTGTAGCACGAGCACGCGGGTTAAATGGCTTGATCTTGTCACCGAAAACTTCCAAAGCGTTTTCGTAACTCAGCGAATACATGTCACCGGCATAACGCACCTCCGACCACTTGTTTGCTTTCACGTCATAAACAAAGTCATCAAGTGCAATGTTCGAGGCAAACGGACGCCCAGGGTCCATCCACCGATCAGCCTCTATCTCAATCATCCCCGCATTGGCCAAGTGTGTTTTGACAATCCCAACGCAAAAGAAAGCGTCCTGCACCCACTGCGACAACGTTTCTTCCAGCCCGATCTCGCCGATGAGCTGATTCATTGCATGCTCGAAAAACCTAGCAAATGCTCTGTAACGCAAAATGTAACTGCTGACCATCACGCGCGGACGACTAGCCGCTAAATTCATCTGGTAGGCTTCGACTGCCTGCTGGATCAGATTTACATAACGATTGGGATCGTTGCTCGAGTCGTTGTAGTGCGTCCCTGCGTAAGCCGCGACTAGCTTTCTGTTGAGCTCCCGATAGTTCTCCAGCGTTTGATACGATCTTTGAACCGCTGTAGCAAAGCGATGAAAGTCTGGCCCGTTCTCCGCTGACCGTTGACGCTGGGCCTTGCCTGTAACCGGTGCCATTGAGTCTTCTCCTGACATAACAGCACTATCAGGTTGTTCAGAGTAATGGCTCATTTGGATTCTCGCTTAAACATATGGGTCATCGTCGGAACCATCCCAGCAGCCCACGCATGGCAATCTTTCAATCCTACTGCCGCACTTGAAGCATCGGACGGGCTCGCAAAGCTCGACGGATGCTGAAGGAGGAAGACCGAATTGCAAGCAGCGCCTAACTGTCGCGATGTCACTAGCGTATAGCATACGGTTCAAAGCGATAAATTCCCCTGGAATCAGCCCACAGCAATCCGCCTTGCCCCGAATGCTAAGATTTGGATGTGCGATAAACCCAAGAACACGCCGCACCGGCTCAGCAAGATGACGCGACAAATAGGGGCTCTCCTCACCCGGCATCCAGATAGAAAACACCTTTTCATTGCAAACCCAGTACGGCTCATCTATATCGACCACGCACCTCTCCCAATACAGAACCCTGCCAGCAATCGCCGTCTCGTTGCTCTTCGTAGTCCTCGTACATGTTGTTTGCCATTCGATACGCCATCGTGTCCATCGGCGGCTCAGCCATAGGTTCGCGATCAACCGCCGTGATAATCGAGCTCGGCCGATCAAGCAAAGCCTGCATCGCTACCCCAGCCGCAATCACGCGGTCGCCGTGGGCCTTGCCTCCTGACGCATTGTCATCCGAGCTGCCAACCGCCCCGTGAACAATACGCCCCTGCGCGTCATACAAATACTGGCCGCACTCCTGAACCAGCTTTTCGCATTTCAAAATCACTCGGCCTTCTCGAATCGCCAATGATATTTCGTCAAACATCACCGGCTTAGACTTGTCGTCTGTCCACCAACCAAGCTGCTTTTGTGCCGACCTGCCCCTGCGATCTAGCGACTTGCGACGAAATACATTCCCATAACCAATGCGGATCATCCTCTTGGTAAACGCAGCTCCAGGCCCGTTCTGCTCCCACGCTAGATAGGCACCATGAAACCACCAAGCAATCCCAGTCGCCAAGTCCGCAAAATCCGATGGCTCTATCACGCTCGATGCAAACCCCAACACCTGCTCCCGAGTGTCAGAATTGAACGCTACAAGCGTACTGTTCGAAGTGTGCGTCCCGCCAAGTCCTGTCGCTACGTCAGCACCAATAACGTAACTCCCCCTCGGCGGACGGCCATAAGTATCAAGCGGAACCCAAAGGTCCGTATCGCCGCCACGCACCGAATCCCACTTGGCCTCTAACTGAAGCTCACCACTGGTCGTGTTCTCTATCTTTGTAAACCGCCCCGTATGTGTCGGACGAGCAACGTTCCTCTTTGCCGCTACCTTAAAGTCGTAACCAAAAACAACCGACTCAGATCCCGAATAGTCCCGATCGAGCTCCTGAGCAATACGCTTCGGAGTCATCCCCACACGGTCACACTCCTGATCGTACCAAGGCGAACGCTCACCACTCTCAAGGTTGTAGCCCTTGCGCCGAAGCGAACTAAACAAATCAATGATCTTATCGGTCGGCGGATCATATTCAGCATCCAAAGGATTCCGCTCTGGATCGACAGCCTTCGGAAGACCATCCACAAACGTGTATAGCCCGCGATTACGCGACACGTTCTGCTTCCAATCAATCACAACCTTGTAGCCAGACGGATCGTTGGCAATCCTGTGATACTCGTTGTGCTGACCATTGACCGTCGACACAAACAAACGCGAATTAGTGACACCATGACTACTGTTCAAAGCGTCAACATCTTCGCCCTTCTTGAAAAACGCAAATTCGTCCATCAACAGCCATGTCGCTCGACCACCACGAAACACATCGCCAGTAGCGGCAGCAGCAGCAATCACAGACTCGTTTCGCTTATTCGTCAGCGTGTGACGAGCAATCACCCGCTTCCAATCCCGATCCCTTTTGCCAGTCATCCATAGCGGGAGCATCCCCATCTCCCAATCAATCTTCCAAAACAAACTGTCACTGTTCTCTGGATCGTCTGCCATGTCCTCAGTACGAGATACCAAGCCCACCTTGGAATAAGGCTCAAACAACCAACTGTGCATCGCAAACAAAATGCCCATCCATGACATGCCCTCACCGCGAGACTTCTCAACTACAACATCCTGAAAACCAAGTGCAGGCTTCCCAGTGTTGCGATCGATATACATCTCCTTCACCGCGTCAGCTTGATGTGGCCACACCAAAAACGGGAAGTACATCGGCGCACGCTCCCCACTATCGAGCAGTCGGGGACGAGGCTCAAACAGCCAGCAGAACGCAAGGAAAAAGAAAAGGGGATCGTCCTTGCAGGCTTTCATCAAACAGCTGCGGTTCCAAGCAGACTGAACCGCAGCCTTCCGAAGTTCTACGCGATACAGAAGGTTCTCTTTGAGATCCAACGGAACGCGGTGATAGTGCTCAAACATTGACTGACGCCGTGACACCTACGCACCCTACGACGCTCTTACCCTGCCTTCCTTGCTAATACGCAAATTCTGCAAATCAAACTCACCCGACGACTCATGCTCCACAAAGGCGAATCCGTGGTTCCATTTGTTGATGCGAGCATATTCAGGATGCAAACTACAGAGGCATCCTTGTGACCACGTCGTAACCTCTTGGTGCGTCCAGTTCGGCTCAGTATGGCTCGAGCTTCTATGGCCATGACCAACCAAAACCGTATCGAGCATTCGAAGAAACGCTCCCCTCGCCATGTTGACCGGATTAGTCAGCCCCTTAGGCAACTCATGCCCGTGGAAAATTGGCAAGTTACCGGCTTTCACCGGCCGGCCGTCTCCCACGAGCTCTATACCCACATTCTCTAGCTGCAACATCGCGTCCAACTGAACTTGCGGCAACTCGCATATCTCCGGCGCATGATTCCACAACCAATGGTCCCAGCGATCCTCGTGATTGCCGATCTTAAACACAATCCGCGAATCTGGAAACTTGCCCCGAATCCACTGAAGAAACTCAACCCCCGCTTCCAACTCAGCTTTGAAGTCCCGCTTGCGAGGATCTTTAATCCACCTGCTAATCGTGTAAAAGTCCAGCGTATCGCCATTGAGCAAAACAGTGTCAGGCTTCCGGCGGCGAGCCCATGTGACAGCAGCCTCAACTGCCTTCGTCTCGTGATAAGGAATGTGAATATCACTAAGACTCAGCGTCCTGCCAGCATCAAGCTCAAACGGCTCCCAGCCCTCTGTCTTACTTGGCGGCAACTTCGGCTTCGTACCAGCCTTACCTGCCTTTCGCGGCACTGTCGCAGACTTCCGCTGTGCCTTCCCACGCTGACCCCGAACAAGACGCAATGTCCCTCTCGCTTGCTCAACCGTACACTTAAACTCCTTCGCAAGTCGCCTAGCTAGTGTCCTCGTGTCAGCGTCAGGAAACTGTTTGCATAACTGCTCTGCCCTCAAAAACCGCTTGGTTTTAGCCATCTTGCAAAACCCTTGTCTTCAGAATCGCTCTAGCCAACTCGGTACTCGTCTCGTCAATAAACTCCTCAGCCTCGAAAAGAACACGATTCTGGGCATGACGACACTCGTGAATAAGAGTGTCTAACAAGTCAAACTCCGGCAGTCGCTTGTAAATTAGCAACTCCAAGCTTTCGCGATTACAAAGACCCATGTAACGCGCAGAAGGCAAGTCCTTTCTTCTTACAAAACGGATATTCCAGTCACGACCACCAAGCGGAACCACCGCGTCTCGCATCCGTACACTCCATTGCTTACGCGAAAACTAAAGATCCTCGAACTCACTTTTCATCTCGTCCAATCGATCCAAAGCTGCGTCAGCCTGATCGTCAAGCGTTTCGTCATCCACGTCGGCATCTTCATCCTCGCCTTCAGGATCAACGGCTAGCTCTTCCCACAACTCAGCGTTCGCATCCTCCTCCGTAACAGGCGGGGAAAAGTCCTCCTGCAAAAGACGCAAGCAATTCTGCTGCTCCAACATCGCACGCAACAATGCCGGCAACTGCTTACGCTGCACAGCATTCACCCGCGCAAAGTCAGAAGACTGAACGAACCGCCGCAAATCCACAATCTTCCCTGCTAACGAATCCGACTCTTGCTGAATGATCGACTCAAGTGACATATACATCGCTCCGAAAATGAAAAAGGAGCTGGCAGCAACCCCTTAGCGCCCCCACGCATGCCAGCCACCAGCTCCCACCAATAACCTACATGACACGCTGACACTTATAAACCGTTTTAATTCAACTGATCCAAGAACTTAATCACGTCCGCCAACGTCGGATCATGCTCCTGCAAGTCATCCTCGCTCGGACCATCCAAACCCTCA